ACTCGTCCGGCAGATCATCCGGTATCCAGCTCAGCGCTTGCCTCAACTGCGTCAATGTCGTCGCGTCCAGATCACCGTGTTCTTCGATCACATCGACGATAGCGGCGACGCGATCCAGACGTTCTTGCAAAATCTCTTCGCGGCTCACCCTCGCTCAACTCCTTCGCCTAGTATGTCTTTGCGTGTAATCGCCGCTACGTGACTGAGATCGACATAAAACAACTGCTCTTCCCCGTCAATATTGCCCCAGGAGAGTTTTATCAACTCTCCGGTCAAGTCGAGTGTCTTTCTCTCGATACTTTCGACCTGAAGCTCAACGATCTGTCCTGACTTAAGATAGATTTTTACTTCTTGTTTGAACTCACCGGTTCCGCCACAAGTTTCGCTCATCTCTGTTCGACCTCCTCGATCAACCTCTCCAGATACCATCTTGCCTTACGTAGATCCTCGACACCGTTCTTCCGCTTCCACCGCCACACGTACTTAATCACATTGCCCGTGCAGACGGCTTCGATGCCTTCGAGGCCCGTCGTCGCCGCCTCAATCGCGTCGATACACTCGACTTTGCCGGCAGTGTAGTGCGCCGGGTGATCGATAGCTTCTGCTTTGCGACAATCCTCGCACACTACACCGTCTTTATCCAATCCGTGTAAGATGACTCCGCATCTCGTACACACTGCGCTCACTTCTGATCACCATCCTTGTTAATCCGTCCCATTACCCGATCAAACTCCTGCCCTGTCGTATCATCCAGCGTGATCGTCGCCATGCCGTCCCACTGCTCCCTGATCTGCGTGGCCTTATCATGCAGCTGCTTCTGCAGCCGAGGCGGCAGTACGATCTCTGCCGCGTCGGTATAGTGCTCGACGGCCTTTGCGTAGGCCTGGCTGTGTAGCCAGTTCATCCATTGCCAAAACTGATCGTTGGTCATGGCCTTGATCCGCTGGAACGCTCTTCGCTTCTGGCGGTCATCCATCGGACTTCACCCTCTCAATCCTTGCTTTAACCGCTTGCATCAGTGCCTCCTGTCCGGTGTTCTTCCGTTCGATCGCTCCAACCGCATCCTCGTCCATCGTGCCCTCAGCCACATATCGCCGGACAACGACTCGATTGGTCTGGCCCTGTCTATGCACTCGGGCATTTGCCTGCAGATACTCCTCCAGGCTCCAGATCTGATCGAACCAGATTAACGTCTGACAACTTGACTCCTGCAGGTTGAGTCCGTGGCCGGCTGATTTCGGATGTAGACACAACAGTTCTATCTCGTCATTGTTCCAGGCTCGTATATCTTCATTGCCGTCTCTTCCCTTTCGCAGGATCCTCGCTTGCGGGAATCGCCTCTGGATCCGCTCGAGGCTGTGCTGGTAGTAATAAAACACCATCACCGGCTTGCCGTTTGCTGCCTCAATGTCGTCCTCCAGCTGGTCCAACTTGGCATCATGAATCATCTTGACGCCTCGCTGCTCGTCGTACACCGCACCGCTCGCCATCTGCAGCAGCTTGTTGCTCAAGACTGCTGCCGTCTGTGCGACAACATCAGCGTCAGCAAACTCCAGCAGCAGATCACGCTCTAGCTTCTTGTACAGCTCCCACGGCTTACCGGTGATCTTGATCAGCACCGTCTGCTCGATCTTTTCCGGCAGCTCCAACCAATCCTCAGCTTTCATGCTTACGACGATGTCGCTGATCGCTTCGTAGATCCGTTGCTCCGCTTCTTTCTTCGCCTTCCAGTCGTATACGATATGACCGCTGCGAGCTCCCGGGACAAAGTACCGATCACGAAATCCGGTGATCGTCTTGCCCAAACGCTCGCCCTGGTCCAGCAGATAGATCTGTGGCCAAAGGTCGATTAGCGTATTAGGTGCTGGCGTACCTGTCAATTCTACTACCCTGTTGATCATAGGCCGGACTCGACGGAGTGCCCGGAATCGCTTGGCCTGATGATTCTTGAAGCTGCTGGACTCATCAATGATCACCATATCAAAGTCCCATTTCGTGCCCAGTTCGCTCACCAGCCATTCGACATTCTCGCGGTTGATCACGTATAGATCTGCTTCGGATCTCAACGCTCGTCGCCGCTGTTCTGCACTCCCCAGGATCTTCGAGATCCTGAGATGCTGCAGATGATCCCATTTCCCCACTTCACGCGACCAGGTATCTTCTGCGACCCGCAACGGCGCGATTACGAGAGGCTTGATCACCTCAAACTCTCTCAGCAACATATCGACTGCCGTTAACGTGCTCACTGTCTTGCCAAGGCCCATCTCCAACAGCAAGGCGATGTAAGGCGTGTCCAGTATCCTTTGAATCGCATACTCCTGATATTTGTGTGGGATGAACTTCATTTCGGCATCACCTCCTGGATGAATCTCTCTATGTCGTCTTCCGAATCGATCTTGAAAACCTGGTGCCCCCTAGCCTGCAGTCTCTTCATCCATTTCCGCTGAAGCGGCTCAAGCGGTTTGCCTGGTGCCTTCAGTTCAGCAAATGCTACACGTCCGCCAGGCAAGATCACAATGCGATCAGGCACGCCTCGGTTCCCTGGACTCGTCCACTTCGGCGCGAGCCCACCGATACGTTCCACTGATTGACGGAACTTTTTCTCAAGTGCCGATTCTCGCATACGTTAACCTCCGTGATCAGTAGTATCACGCGCGCGCGTATACGTGCGTTTTTTACGTTTAACCTATATTTCTGTAGGTTACACATAGGTTAATTTCATTTTTTTATTTTTTGATATATTTACTGATACAACTGATACATATCCGCCTAACGGCTAGTGTTTACAAGGCTTTAGCGTGTATCAGGGATGTTGATTTTTACTGATACGTTACTGATACACTGTTACAATCGCCTGTATCAGTTGTATCAGTGATGATCAGTAGCTTTGGTATGCTCACTGATACACGTCATCGACTCTTTCAAACACGGTCTGTAAGCCGTATCCTGCGACTCTGGCCCTGCCTTTTCGCTCTTCCCATCCGGGTATGTGACGCAAGATGTCGCAAATCTCCTTCGCGTCCCACGGTTTCATGTCTCCTCGACGTTTGCCCAAGCATTCCACCCAGATCTGCGCCGCGCACACGCGTCGTCTTAGTCCGATCGGCCGATCCATCTCATCAGTTTCTTCCTGCTCAAGCCATTCCGCGATCAGGCCTTCTCGCGGATCCGATTCCATGTGTGCTGCTTGTCGCCTCTCCGCCTCTGTACGTGCTTCGTCATCCAGTTGCAAGGATTCCCCCGCCTCGTACCACGTCAGCACCTCAGCCCAGATTTGGCGAACCTCGGCATCATCTAGGTGCTCCCAATGGCTAAGCTCCGCCCGACTCGGATCCACCTCAACTGGCCAGAACCGGCGGTTACCTGTTGTGTCACGCAGAAACTCACGGCTGTTCGTCGTGCCGAAAAACACGCACTTACGCGGAAACTCTGACACCTGCCGATCATAGGCCACCCGGTATCGATCCTCGGTCTTTGAGAGAAACGCCTTTACCTCTTCAACCTCTGACTTCTTCATCGCCGACAGCTCGCCAATCTCGAAGATCCAGCCGTTCTGCAGATGTTCGCCTGCTTCCTTATTTTCGAATGTGCGCAACGAATCACTGAACCAGTCTCGCCCAAGCTTGGCCAATATCGAGCTCTTGCCTGCGCCTTGAGGGCCTACCAGGACAAGCATCTGGTCAAACTTGCAACCAGGCTGATAGAGTCTAGTGACCGCCGCCAACAACATCTTCCGTGTCACCTGCCGCACATAATGCGTATCAGGCGCGCCGAGATACGTGATAAACACTCGTTCAGCTCGCTCAATCCCGTCCCACTCTACGCTCTCCACATAGGTCTTGATCGGATGAAACGTATTCCGGTGCACGACCTCTGTAAAGGCGTTCTGGATGAGTCTCGCTGACTGAATGCCATAATGTTTAGCAAACCAGTGCAGGAGCCGCTTATCATCGGCAGCAAGCCACGGCTCGTATAACCGGTTCGGGCGTTCGCGCTCACGCCAAGGCAGCGGCTTGCAGATTACCTCGGTGTTGCCGAACGCGTCATATCCCAGTACACCACGCCATGGGCCATGAGTTAGGATCAACTCCACGTTGCTGGCCGTAGGCAGGACCTCGCCTGTCTTATGGTGTAGTTCCAGCTTCTCCGTCCAGCTGTCATCCTCCGGCTCATCGTCATCGAAGTCCTCGTCCGCGAAGTCAGTCTGCAGATCTGACATCATCTCAGCTCCGGCGAGCCGCTTAACCTCCGGCAGCCTGATTGCCCACTGCTCCACGGCCAGGTGGCTCGGCTTCTTGGCGTCCGGTGTAAACTCCTTGACACGCTCATCCAGGTGACCGAACTTGTGCACTCGAACGAGATCAAACAGGTTGTATGTGCGACCGTCGGCCACCGGATCACTGTCCTGGTGTGAATAGGCTAAGTCCTGGTCGGGAAATATCTGTAGACCGTTTGCTGAC